TCTTCTTTCATTTTCATCTTCATTTTGATTGGCTCATGTTTTTCAACAGCAGACAATTTGTAATGACGATAAGCGTGAGTTCTTAGTAAGTCTTTAGCTTGTTCCATGGCTTCTGCATCGTTCTTAGCAGTCAACAATGCCATACTTGCCCACTTACCTGTTTTTGGATCATCAAAGTGAGCCGCATGAGTAATGTTTGCTTCTTCTATTGTTGTACCTGTAACTTCTACAGAGTCACCCATGTAACGACCTTGGCCATATCCTCTTGATGTACCAAAATCAAACTTTTTATCGCCTTGTGATATATGTGGTTTTGGTTCACCATGTTTTGCCGCATGAGCTTTCATTTTAGCTTCACGTTCTTTTTTCAAATCATCAATTGAAGGTCTAATTCTTGCAGTAGGACTTACTTGTTTTGCAAGTCCAAGAATAGCATTAACATCTATTTCATCAATCTGTTCAGCTTCTTCAGCAAAACCTTGTTTAGTGAATTCTACATTACCATGACCTGCAACACCAATGTTTGGTTGTGCAATTGGATTTACACCACCACCGTGAGCAACAATAGATTCTTTACCTTTTGAATCTGGTGCTTTTTCCATTTCAGGCTCATGTGCAGTCTTCAAATTACCTTCAATCTTTACTTTGAAGTTCTTGAAGCTATTTGTTTTGCCTTGGCCTTGTTCACGTCCACTCAACATATCTGTAGAAATATCATCTTTCTCATTTTCTACTTTATGGTATTCATTAACTTGTTCTAGTTCTTCACCCATTGCTTTCTTAGTAGCAGTAGCGTACATTACGTCTTTCCACTTAGAACCATACTTTTTCTTAAAGTAAGATGGATCTTTCTCCATAGAACCAGCAATTTCATGTCTCTTTGCTTTTTCTTTCTTAGTCATTTCACGTTCTAATAAACGCTCTTTGAAACCTAATTCTTCTTTGTGCATTTTCTTTTCGTGTTTGGCAACTTCACCTTTTTCACCATGCATAGATGTTTCGTGCTTCTTCACTTCTTTCTTAGCAATACCTTTTGCTTGTGGTGGAGTAACACAATTACCGTCTTCGTCTAATTCAACTTCTTCGGTTTTGTCTTCTGTGATAGTATTTACTGCATCAAGTAATGACTTTGATACTTTAGTATATGTGAACATTATTTCGCCCCTTTTTTCTTCTTAATTTTTAGACCGTAATCGTTTTGAACTTTTCTCATAGTATCTCTGTAACTATCCATATTTTCTTTGTTACTCGCACCACCAAGAGTACCACCTACACCAGATTCAGTATCATTGATGAATCCGTTCCACTCTTTGAATGTTCTTTTATTCTTTTTCTCTTTTACTTGGTATCTAGAATCCAATGGATTCGCACTACCACCACCTGGCATACCTGCAAAGTTGCTGACATCAGCATTACTTGTTGTAGGTCCCGAATAATCTTCACTATATGTTTGGTTGCCAAGTCCGGCGCCTGCTGCAGCACCTTGACCACCTGCTCTTGTATCGTATTCTGGTCCAACTCCTGAAGGTTTACCAATACGTCCTGCTTTCAGACTCGTATCACCTTTTTTCAGAAATTTTCTCTTATCGTTGTCCATTCTGAAATTTGGTTCTTTTGGAGGAGAACTCATTTTCAATGTTGGCTTTGTTTCTTCCGTGCTATATGCACCAGACCAAGCACCACCCGAATGTCCTTTACCGTTTGGATCTTTTCTAGGTTGAGTATCACCTTTTATTTGGTCTGAGGAACTTCTGCCACCAGAATTGTCTGGTATTGCATCTGATATGCCTGCTGCCTTGTAAAAAGGATTATACTTCTTTACACTAGACTTTTGAATAGATTTAGAGGAATCTTCTACTATATTTAGCTTTCCTTTACTTTCTAACCAGCCCAAAGCATAGTCATTTAGCATGTTTTTCTCAAAGAATTTCTGTGTAAGTTGGTAAATATCACTTACATTATCTTCAATGATTGTATCTGAGTTATCAAATTCGATTACATTCTCGAACATTTCAAAATACATATTCTTGCTCTTTTGTGAACGTAACCATTTATCATGACGAATATTCTCAACCATCATACGAGATAATTTAGTATTACGTTCTTGCGATACTTCATCAGATGTATGCACAAAAACCATTAGAGTAGTATAACCGATTTCTTCTAGTTCTTCTTTGATATAAGATATGCGTTGAATATCATCCGCAGGTCCATTGATAATCAAAGGACCACGATTGCGTAATGCTTCTCTACGATAGTCACTAGACTGTTCGAATAATTTATGTTTGTCTGCAAGATAATCAAATGCTTGAACTACATTCAATTCTACTGCATGTGCTTCTGGAATTGCTTCACGTATAACAATATCTTTACCAGAACCAGGACCACCAGTTACAAAAATTGCCTTGAATATACCATGGTCAACTGATTCATTCATGCCCATACCTTTACGGACATCTTTCATTAGTTCTCTTGCATGGTTATCAGGCACATGACTTGGAACACCTTGACGGAATGAACTAAAATCATTGTTCTTGGCGTGTTCTCTCATCTTAGTACCAGACATACCCTCTGCACCTTCAGCGTCAGGATCACGGTGTCCTGCTGAAACTACTTCTATCTTTTTGAAGTTGTATGGTACTTTACCAGACTTATCTGCAACACCATTATAACGGTGTAGTAAATCATGGTATTCTTTTACACGGTCTGAACCAGCAACAACAACTAAGTGGTCATGTCCAGCCGCATTTAGGCGAGATGCATGATGCATAATTGTTGGATTTTCTTTTGATGAAGCTTCAAAGTGAGTACCAGGAGAATAACGCTTTAGGTGTTTTACCTTCTGCGCCCCAGAAAGTGGATTCTTCTTTGCATCCTGTGAATGAGATACGATAACTGTATGTGCAGCTTTACGTTTCTCTGCTTCTGAACGCACCTTATCAATCAGTTTTAAGTGACCAGTTGTAGGTGGGTTCATTCTACCAAAAGCCATTACGACTGGCTTCTTGGTCTTTTCTTTTTCTTCAACTAATTGTAGAAAGGATTTCATTCTTCGGACTTCTTGAATTTGATTGGTTTATGTCCCAATGTTTTTGCCATTGCTTCTAAGTGTTCATCATTATCTAGGTCAACGTGGCTCTTGTCTGCCTTCTTGACCATAAACTGAACTGTACGTTTCAATGGATCAGCAGTCTTTTGACGAACTCGCCATTGTCCTGTTCCCGTTAGTGGTGGCAATCCATGACCTGTCTTGTCTTTGTCACCAACTTTATATGTTCCGTGTTTACCAACTTGAACCACATCTACATGATGGTCTTTTAGATATGCGTTTGCTGGTTCTAAATCATTATGTTCGAACATTACATTCTTAGCAAGTGGTCCACCTGCAACCAAACCAGTCGGTTTGTGATGTTTGTTCATGTGTGCAATGATACCCTTAGCCTTGATATGATCCGCATATCCTGGACGTTTTGCACGTGCTTCTTCTGGAATATGCCAACCACCTTTTTTAGGATCATGTGCAATAGTCAATTGACCAAAAGCGGCAGTCTTACCTGCTTTTGTTTCGCCTTGTAAATCACCTTCATCGTGCACTTCACCTTTGTGTTTTGTTTTGGTCTTTTTATTTACCAAATTGAAGTCATTACCTGAAGTAAAACCAGCAGCTTCACCGTGCATTAGTCCACGGTCTTTCAGTCGTTTTACGAATTGTTGTTCGTATGCAAAACCTTTATTTGCTTTTACTTCACCTGGTTTGTGTAACTTAGATACTGGTATAACATGAGTTGCACGAGTTTGGTCATCAGTAGCGTGAACGTGCAATTTACCATCAAGTACTTCTGTTTTCTTGATTCTTAGTTTTGCACCTGCAGGCACATCATCATGTGCTTTACCGAGAGTGTGTGTATATTCTTTTGAACCAATATGTGGTGTGATATACTGTCTTTCGTGTCTTGCTGCTTCTGCTCCGGTTCCCTTGATGAAACCACGAGCCATCTCCTGTTCTTCATTTAGTAAGTAATCTAATGTCTTCATTTTCTGACCTTCAACAAGTTAGCACGAGCAAATTCTGCACGATTGACTAATTTAGTTGGTTCACCACCATGGTTGATAACGAAACCTTCTGGTTTACTTTTCTTATTATCAATATGGTGTTCTAGACCACCTTCATGTTGTTCTAGATTTCTGATAAGAACGTTCTTTGCATCCTGTAAGTGTCCGTGCATCTTCAATAGATTATCATAGTGCTCTTTGTTAGCATCAATATGAATCATATGAGATTTTGCTTCAGAATTCTTCTTGGACTTGCCTGCAGGAGTTTTCAACTTAGCTGCAGCCTTATCATACTTACCTTGAATGTGTTTTTTCAATCCTTCAGCATCTGGTTTCTCACCAGTTCTTACTGTATGGTTGATATATGTTTCTAGGTGATTGCCTTCACCACGATGTGGTTCTGTTGCCTTGTACATTGTTCCTCTATTTGCAGAGTGAATCTTGTCGGCTTCAGCCATGTGGTTTTTGAATTCTTCTTGGTCAGATTCGGAATAGTGAATCTGTTTAGTATCATGGTTTGCAGATTTGTGCCAAACATCAGGATGTTGTTTGAAATTATGCAAGTCTGGATGTGGATCCGCAGCCATTGTATGGATGTCATCACCATGATATTGAGTGTGTACGATAACACCCATCTTAGATTTCTTGATTTTATCTGCTTCTTCACCTGATGCAGTATACTTGATAGTGTTTGGAGTGAAAGATGCCTTTCCATTATCATGGTGGTTTACATCACCTTCTGAATACATCATATCACCTTGATATACACCAGTCTTAGGTGCAATCTTCTTCAAGTGATTTAGACCAGAATTTAGTTTGTCAACTAAACCAGGTGCATGGCCGTGGTTCTTTTGAACATCTTTAGCCGTATAGTTTAGTTTAGGATTCTTATTGAAAGCAGATTTTGATGCAACAAAGAACTTACCTGTTTCTGGGTGATGTCCAAAAACAATAGCTGGAGAACCGTCATACTTCATAGTAAGTGCGGAACTATTATCTCCAGCCTTCATGTGATCATGTACATGGTGTAAAGCTGCGTATGCATGTTGAAAACCCTTTGCTCCATGCTGAATAGGACGATCTTCAGCATGAGTAATATGCTTGAGTTTCGTCCCTTCTTCGGATTCTTCTATTAGAAATTTTCTGAAACTATCCATGAATTTACCTCGAATTGCAACACACTATGGTTGCCTTATGAACTATTTAGTCACTTTTCATTCACACATAGGTTTTTAGAGTTTCCTCCAAGTCTTTTGCGTGAACCATCCTACAGTTTCTATCTACATAATGATTTCTAAGAAAAGTCCCGTGTACGGTCCTACCCTCGAAACCTTCTCCTGCGCCCCATTTGATATCATCTCCATCTCTGAACATTGGGTGCCAGTCTTCTGGTTTCCATACGATAAGTGT